TTTAGGAGAGTTGGTGTGTACGCGGGTCGGTGTTACTTGAATGATGGACGAGACTTTAGTGTTCAATCACACCATTTTCTAAAGTTTGATACTGATCATATAGACGTGATAATGAGTAAAGTCAACGCACACACATTTCCAAGTAATACGGTGGGACCACGGAGCCTGACAAAAACGGAGATCAACATTGTCCTCAACAAGATAATTAAAGGTTTGGAGGGTTAATGGGGTATATGACCTATAACGTCGAACCCTGTAACTTCAAATATCGTGTGTCCTCTCTCGAGAAGGTCGTTGATGGAGACACTATCGATGTCAACATTGACCTTGGCTTTGACGTTTGCACGAAGCAGCGTGTTCGACTTCTAGGTATCGACACTCCAGAGTCTCGCACGTCGGATCAGGAGGAGAAGGTATTTGGTCTCCTGTCGAAGAAGAAGCTCAAAGAATGGTGTATGAAGGCGGTGGCGTCTGAGAAGGATGATATTGAGATCGAACTCAGATGCCCAGAAGCGGATTCTAGGGGTAAGTTTGGTCGTGTCCTCGCTGAGGTCTGGGTGTGTGAGGATGGTATCTGGACCAACGTAAACAAGTGGATGTGTGATGAGGGATATGCGGTGCCTTACGCCGCTGAAAATAAGGCGCTCGTCGAGGGTCTCCACTTAGCGAACCGGAAGAAGTTGATCGAGCGTGGTGAGGTTCAAATGTAAGGATCTTGCCTTACCCATAAATTACAAATCCATTTTTCACCAGACTTTACAGGTTTCCCGCCATGTAAAGCTTTGGAAGTGTCTAGACCATAACTATCTAGTGTGTTAAAAAACAGCGCGTCACCAGCCTTTAACTTGTAGGATTTGTTAATGTTGGGGAACACTGTTTCACCACCGTCATAGTCGTCTGTGAGTGCCAGTATGAAAGTATGTAGACGGCTGTTTTTCTCCCCTATGAACACATCTTGATGTGGCCTGTAATGACCACCTTCCCCGTAATGAAGCACTTGAAGTTGCTCGCAGTGATCGATTGTTTTATTAACATGACCAACGCAACGTTCCATCACAGATCTGACAACTGGATCTGTTTTCTGAAGCCATGCAGTCTGACTTTGACGAATTTTTTTATCTACTCGACCATCTATGTCGACGAGAGAATCTGAAAGACGTTCCTTTGCCAGTTTCATAATATGCTGTCGTTCCTCTGGTGAAATAAAGTCGTTAAGAATGGTCGGACCTTTGTATTTGGGGAGTAAACAGAATACCAATACTATCAAAAAGAGTATCAGTATCATCCTACTGTATCTATATAATTATATTCTTTGGTAAATTACAATTATATCTTTTCCTGATGTTCGAGAACACTTCATTACTGTATTCAACGATACCGTGTAACACGGATACGTAATGATCATGTCTCTCGGGGTCGATGATGTATTGCCTCAAGATGTCACCACCTGTATGAATGATCATTTCATAGATGTTTGATATGTCTCTGACTTTGTCTACAAACTTTTCCTGTCGTTGTAGAATATTTTTGAAATCTTCCAATGACATATCGTTGAGCATGTAGCCTATTCGGAGATTCAAATTATCTGGGGGTCTCGTGTCCAGGTATAAGTTGTGTCTGTCAGTTTCATATATGACCATGGCGTATTGAAGTATTTCTTGTGTCGCCATTTTTTCACGAAGTTCTCTGAACGATGGAATTCCCCCACATGGTATATCACCGTGCTCCCTGGACGTATTCGTTTTACGTTTGAACTGTATGTAGTGTGGGTTGTGTATTCTTCCAGTTTCAATTTCACCAGTTCTCCAATTGAACGTGCAGTGACAGGCCGTGCACCACATCTGTGCGCAACCATCAGTTCTGTGAATCATGATGCCACACTTGGGGCAGGTTTTACTATCTCTCTTAATGAGTTCCATTGTCTTTACGGTATCTGGATTACACGTGTGATCTTCGTGTTTTGCATCATTGCATTTATCACAAAAGTAAGCTGAGCACAGTCCACAGTACCAGTTTTCACTCAGAAACCCTTTACAGTTTTCACTTGGACATTTATGAATAAACTTTCTCGGTTCTACGTTAGTTGCCTGAACCCCCTGACGTAAAGACTCTATATGTCTGTATATAGTCTCCATAGTTCTGTATATCACCAAAATCTCTGGGTGAGTTCGCAGGTTCATGACATCTTCCTCTGTTCTCATGTGGATGGCGTGTAATTCGACGAGTCTTCGTTTTTGAGCCCTTAACATCTCGTTCAATTTCCTCATGTTCAATATCCTTTCAACTTCGGGTTGGGTCTCGGGCATCAAGAGTTCCTCACGTTTGAACAATATGTCTTCACGGTGTTTTCTATATTCGGTGTTTCTGAAATATCTCGTGCAAAATGAATCCACAAACTCACGATTCCACACAGACTTACACTTCATACAATGAGGGTCTCTCTCAGTCGACAGTAAATATGTTTGGCAACAATGTTTACAGACCGTGTATTCGCAATGTAAGCATACAACCTTTTTGTGCCTCAATTTATTGAAAGATTCACAACATACCAAACATTCATCCATCTAGTTTAAAGAGAGTTTAACTCTTTAAATTATTTAGAGAAATAAATTGAACATAACCTATAATGTCTCCCGCTATTGGTATTGATCTCGGAACTACGTATTCTTGTGTCGGTGTCTGGCAAAATGATCGTGTAGAAATTTTGCCCAATGATCAGGGTAATAGGACGACCCCCTCCTATGTCGCGTTCACGGATAGTGAACGTATGATTGGTGACGCCGCGAAAAATCAAACTGCGATGAACCCGGAGAACACGGTCTTTGATGCGAAGCGATTGATCGGTCTCAAGTTTTCGGATCCAAAAGTTCAGAATGACATCAAGGACTGGTCCTACAAAGTTGTCTCTGGAAAGTCTGATAAGGCGACAATTGAAGTCGAGTTCAAGGGTGAAAAGAAAAGATTCGAACCTGAGGAAATCTCGTCTATGGTCCTAACAAAAATGAAAGAAACTGCTGAAACTTTCCTTGGTAAAACTGTCACTGACGCGGTGGTCACTGTTCCCGCGTATTTCAACGATTCTCAGAGACAGGCGACCAAAGATGCAGCCTCTATCGCTGGCCTGAACTGCCTTCGTATCATCAATGAGCCAACAGCGGCTGCGATCGCCTATGGCTTAGACAAGGACAAGTCGAAGGAGATGAATGTTCTCATTTTTGATTTGGGTGGTGGCACCTTTGATGTGTCGCTTTTGACCATTGAAGATGGAATTTTTGAAGTCAAGGCTACCGCCGGTGACACGCATCTTGGTGGTGAGGACTTTGATTCTAGACTCGTCAGGCATTTCATCGAAGAATTTAAGCGTAAAAACAAAAAGGACCTCAGTGATAATCCCCGTGCTCTGCGGAGACTTCGCACCGCGTCTGAAAAAGCCAAACGCACTCTCTCTTCGACTGCACAAACATCTGTGGAGATTGATTCCCTCTATGAAGGGGTCGACTTTTACACTTCGATCACCCGTGCTCGATTCGAAGAACTCAATGCGGACCTATTCAGAAAGTGTATGGAACCAGTTGAGAAGGTCATCAAGGATGCTAAAATGGACAAGTCTGCAGTTGATGAAATCGTCTTGGTCGGTGGTTCCACACGAATTCCCAAAATTCAGCAAATGCTCTCGGGTTTTTTCAATGGTAAGGAACTGAACAAGTCCATCAACCCCGACGAAGCCGTTGCCTACGGCGCTGCGGTGCAAGCAGCCATTCTTTCCGGAGCCGAGGGTAGTAATGTACAAGATCTTCTCTTGTTGGACGTCGCACCAGTTTCACTCGGACTTGAGACCGCCGGTGGTGTGATGACCAAGATCGTAGATCGTAACACGACGATCCCCACAAAAAAGGAACAGGTGTTCTCTACATACTCCGACAATCAAACGACAGTGACGATTCAGGTATATGAAGGTGAACGCGCTAGGGCTCAAGACAATAACCTATTGGGGAAATTCGACCTGAATGGCATCCCCCCAGCGCCTAGGGGAACACCACAAATTAACGTCAAGTTTGACATTGACGCGAACGGTATCCTAAATGTAACAGCTGAAGACAAAGCTTCTGGAAAGTCTGAGAAAATTGTCATTACCAACGACAAGGGTCGGCTTTCCAAGGATGACATTGAACGCATGTGCAAGGACGCGGAGAAATACAAAGAGGAAGACGAGGCTTACATGAAAAAGGTCCAAAGTATGAACCAATTTGAAGCGAGGGTCTACAATGTTCGTTCTACCCTCGATGATGAAAACTGCACTGTGGGTGACGAGGACAAAACGAAAATCAAGGAGAAGGTTGAGGAGATGATTTCCTGGATTGACAATAACAAGACTGCTGAGCTGGAAGAAATTGAAGCCAAATCTAAAGAGTTTATGGACGCGTGTGTTCCACTATATGCGGAACAGGCTAAAACTGAAAAAGCGAATGGTCCAGTCATCGATGAAATGGATTAAAACTGATTATCTACGAAACTACCTATCATCTCATGCACATCGTCACGACCATAAATGCTTTGAGTAAAAAGCAATGTCATTTCCGCATACCTATATGACACATACGTGCTACGATATTTTTCATAAATAGCGGCAAGATTATCGAGATTATCATCACACCATGATATGACATCATCATCTGTCATATCATGATTGAGACCCCGTTGGATAAAACTGACAACTTCGTCACTGAGAGGCATATCTGTCACTACGGTGCAATCGTCGTCAATGTTCATCATCTTTATTTACTTTCTTTATATTTATATTTTACTTAGGTTTGGGGCGACGCTTTTTTGCGGCTTTCTTGGATATCCCCAATTCCTTCGCGAGTTTGGCGTTACGAGCTGGCCCAGCCTTCCTTTTCTTTTCCTTCTCTTCCATCTTGGAAGCAGCCTTTTTCAGTGCAGCAGCAGACCTTTCAGCCGCTTCTCTAACCGCTTTTTTCTGTTTTTCCTCCCTTTCTTTGGTGGCTCTTTTTGCTTTGAGAGCCTCACCTCTAGCCTTTTGAGCCTTTAGGGCTTCCTGGA